AAAAAGCCTCATTTGAATCAGAGCTAAATCTATCTGATCCAAAGAGGCTTTTAGCGATAAGCGTTTTTGGCTTAACCCAATACGTTCAGTTGGAGGTATCGGGTGTTATGTTTTAATTATTATACTTCTTCTCCACTCTCCCATTTGGTTAATAGTGATATAAAAAACTTTGCGGTTCTCTTTAAAATGCGCACCAATGTTTTGATTTCGCTATTCATCCGTCATTATTCCCTGCCTTGCAATCTCAACCTCAAGCCTTGCAAAATCTTCTTTTAAAAGTTTGTTGATCTGGTCATTTAATTTAGGGTCTTTAAGTATCTTTGACGGCGTGTTGAGTATCCTTCGGGCTATCTCGAATTGTCCGGTGATAGTAGATGGATCGTTTTTAATGTTTGAGATGATGACCGCCACAATCTCCCTTATCTGCTCCCTACGATACCTTGAAAAATCATCGCTGAATATCATTTCTTTAAGCGACATCTGTACCCTCTATCTCCTGTGCTGCCTGAACGGTGTCCTGAACCGCAGCTTGAATAACCTCCTGAACCTGGGGCATTTCCTGTACCACCTGTGATATCCAGGCCATAAACGGATTTATGTATTTCTCGGTGTCCTCCTTGCCGTATGACTTCAACAAGTCCTCGCCTACCGGTACAGGGTTGAATATTCCCTTTACATCTGCGGTTACAATGCCGTAAAGGTCTTCGTTCTCTTTCCTCTCAATGAGCTTGTTCATCAACTCGGTGGAGCCGGTCAGCTTGAATGTTCTCTGCCGGCCCATGATATGCCTTGGTATCGGAACCTCCTCGCCCTTGTGGAGAAACTTCTTGTCTATCGGCATGTATTGGTAATACAAGTCATAAAGCGTCCTGATAATTGCAAGAAACTCACCCTTGAACTGTTCGGACTGATAGTTGTGCTTTACGTTCCCTTCCTGAATGACGGCCATAACTTCGGTTGCCGTGGTCTTTTTATCCTCTTTCGGCCTGCCAACCTGAAGATCACCGATTGACAACAGACGTTCCCACATCGCCGTCCAGACATATATAAATTCTATAAACTGATTCGGGTTGAAGTTGAACTTCGGAAAGAGTAACCCTTCCGTTGAGTCCACCATTATTCCCTTGCCCGGATAAAGCTCTATGTCTCCCGCAAGCCCAACCTTGCTCTCATAGAAAAACCACGGCATCATAACAACGTGCGCTGAGTTCATCACCATGTTAAATGTCTTGCTTGCACCGTCCTGTATCGCCCTCATCTTGCCGTAAATGGAAGTGCCGTATGATCTGCCCTTCTCTGGAAATAGTCTTACGCGCTTTATAAGGTGCTCGTTTCTGAAGTTTAATTCCCTTAACTTCACAATTCTAATGATGATCTGTTTCTCAAGTGCGATCTGGACGATAAGGCGTTCTTCCTTCCAGTTTTTAATGTCCTTTTTTTCCTCGTCCTCTTTCTGATAGATGTATGACAGGGAACACTCGATGCACTCAATAACCTCTTTGCCGGTAACTTCGACTTCCACAACTACCTGTGACGGTGATTGTTGATCGTCTTTAAGTTTCTTTTCGCCTTCCTCTTTGATCAGCCATGACCCTATGTTGCAATAACCTTTCTTGTCGTCTTTGTCCCTCTCCAACTCAGCGTATTCAGGGTAAACCTTGCGGATAATAGGGGCTTCCTCCCAATCGTTGACATCATCAGGCATGAATATATCGCTGAAAGGTATAAGGTCTATCTTGCCGCCCTCAAATACGGTTTCGGTCTTTTCCTCGGTAACAGGCTCCTGGTCTTCGCCAAGAACAACATTGCCCTCTTGGTCAAACTGAAAGTCCACACGGTCTATTTCCTCGATGTCGTATCTCGGTATCGGAAACACTGTACCCTCTAACATCAGGTCGTGGGTCATGTCCCTTGCAAATCGCTCTATCTTGACAGTATGCTCAAGCTCCGGGTTCCACCAACCTTCAAGGATTTCCACTTCCTCTGGCGGTTGCTGCTCTCCTTCAAGTACGAAATTCACATAAGGTTTCTTTCCCACAAGTCCGGCAACAAAACGGGGCTCTAGGTTGTCAACTGAGATTGTGGTCAATGGTAGCTGAATGTTCGAAGCCCCCGGAAACGGATCATTGCTTAGTTCTTCCTGCTGCTCGTAAATCTTTCTTGAACTCTTGATTTCTTCGAGCTTGTTTTTCCGGTATGCGCTGCCCTTGAATGAATCGTAAAGATCCAGACAATGCTTGACCAGGTTCTTCCAATCTCCGTTTTTCTCATCGCTTACTTCGTCATATTCGCGCTTTGTTTTTTCAGCCATTGTATTCTTTCTCTAAGAACTTCGGAAAACTCATTACAGTGTTTATCTTCACAACCTCGGCCTTTGTCGCATCGATTCTCGAAACGCTGATGTTTTTATAGACCTTCCACTTGCCGTCCTTCAGAACCTTTAGCACCTTCATGGACTGATACGAATCCCAGGCTTCCTTGATCTGGTCTTGTGTGTAGACGTTCTTCATTTACATCCCTGCTGCGCCACGGTAAACCCCGTAGGCTCCGATTGATAGTATGTCCTCCATTGTCGTTACTGTTGAAGGTGGATTTGGTGATTCAGGTCGCCATCTTGATGTGTATCCCGGTATATAAACTGCACCATGTCGGGCAGGCGAGTTTGGTAGAAGCGTAAAGTCATCCGTTCCTGCGGCGGTGAATTGGGGATCGGCAGGGGTTGGGCTGTTAGCATCTTGATGTTGAAGTACTACTGGAGCAGCTCCAGTAGTACCCACTTTTACATCATCGTTGTAGAGAACCATTGATACAACACCAGATAGAGCATAATTATTCCCACCCTTAAAATTACTATATGTATGAGTATCATTATCAAGATCAGACACATCTAAAACATTAGTATCTTCAATCCACACCTGAACAACACCATCATCAGTCCCCTCTCCAGTAGCCGCTTTTAAATGGGCTACTATTGTGTACCATGTTGCATCTGTAATTGCGACTGTAGTTGTTGCATCTGTCCATGTGTTAGCATCATTTCTATACTTTGTGCGGAATTTTGTTGTACCACTATCATTTATAATACCAACTAGAAATCTTCCGGTTCCACCTTGAAGTAATCCACCCCCTTCCGTATATCTTGTATTAGACCAATTATAACCTGGAACCAAATAGAACTCCCATGATGCCCATACCTCAGATTGAGCAGCAAAAGATTCATCTGCATAATCCCCACCGCCGTCTGCTATTGTAACTTCAAGTTGATTATTAGCACAACTTACACCACCACTTTCCCCCCACCCAGCACAACCCCCTGTAAATGCTTCATCTAAAAGATCGGTTCCTGAATAGGCGGTTGAGGCTAACACAAACGCAGCAAGCGTGTTATAAGTATTGCCCACATAGCTTATCATTCCGTTGTAGTCAGAATCATAACTATTATTATCAATAATCGTACCATTTGCAGTTTCAACACACAGACTTTTATTCGTACCGCTGTGATACATGATATTATTTTTTATAATGGTATCTGCTGGCGCACCACCATCGTTATCCAGATAAATTTCAGCGGAGTCGGCATCATCATCTGTATTGTTTTGGTATAAAGTATTGTTATAAATCACCACACCCGCTGTATCATCTTGAAGATAAATTCCACTTTTAGCATTGTTGTATATGATATTTCCATAAACTTGGGAAGTCGCTGTGTCTCTTATAAATATTCCATGACCAGTAGCTCCAGTTATTGTATTGTATCTCCATATGGCATTGCTCCCAAAATCCTCGAAACCACTTTCCCCTGCTCCATTGACAACATTATTCTCTATAATGATTGTGCCTGTTGGATACAGTTCTCCATCATCATTGCCAATCTCTACCGCAATAGAACCCGTATTCGTAAATGTGTTTTCGCTTACTGTCAAATTGCCAATATTCCCACCAAACGAAACAAAAACACATTTACCAGTTATATCATCTGTTTCTATATCTATGAATGTATTGCCTGTTATGGTTGCATTCAAAAAGTTCTCTAACAGGACACCCTGGTCGTCTGTCGTGTCGAATGTATTGTTTAATATATAACTATCCGTACAGGTTCCTGCTCCGGCATTACCGAGGTTGATTGCATTATCTGTGGCATTTGTAAAATTCATATTCTGAACGGTTATATTAGATGAGGGACGTTCCCATGAAATGTGTATTAAGTTATTATTAACTGTGAAACCGTCCATAAGAATATAACTATGTCCATTGGTATCAATACCATAAGACCCCGGATTTGTAACAACCGGAGTATCACCTGCTTGATTAGCCACAGTAATAACCTTGCCAGAAGAACCATCGCCTTGAAAATTTAAGCGACCAAGATCACCTCCGTCATCCATGAGATAAACAATATCATTGGCACCTATCTTTCCGTCATTGGCATCAACTCCGGTTTCCCAATTTGCAGCATTACCAAAATCGTTTTCGTCCCACGCAGTCCCGCATGTAGCTGTTTCTGGCAATGAGCCGTTACCACCATGACAAACATAGAAGGTTTCAGTATAGGCAGCAAAAGCATTGACCGAAAACAGTAATATGGCTATTGTGAGTAAATATCTTAATGGTTTCATCACGGTATTGCACTTCCCCTATAAACCCCATAGGCTCCGATTGATAAAATATCGTTCATGGTTGTTACAGCGTTTGGCGGTAATGGTGATTCTGGTCGCCATCTTGATGTGTATCCTGAAATATAAACTGCACCATGTCGAGCAGGGCTTCCTGGTAGAAGGGTAAAGTCATCCGTTGCTGCGGAAGTGAATTGGGGATCAGCAGGGATTGGGCTGTTGGCATCTTGACTTGATGCAGTAAGATAATCCGACCATAGATGAGCGCCGTCACAATCCCCACCAGCAGCCACACAATATTCAGTTCCAGCATAACTCACAAGAGCATTTGTATTTGTATCTGCAAAAAACAAATTATAATCACTGACAACATTGGCCAACAGTACGAGCGCCAATCCATTTGTATTGGTGGCATAACCGATATTATTCTTGACCGATATATCTGCATCAGAACTCGATCCACTTAGTACAATTCCACCATAAGTTGCATCTCCGTTGTTATACATGGCATTGTTTTGAATAGCTAAAGTGCCTGTAGTCGGAATGACATTCCGGACATAGATTCCATGACAGTCATTATCAAAGATTAGATTGTTGGAAATATCTCCAAGTGCATTACCCCCATCTCCCTGTATAAAAACCGCAGCGGGGGCACCGGAAGCAACATAATCATGTGTACCGTTCTTGATTATGTTTCTACGCACATACGCATGACCTCGATTCAAAAAAGACACACCGGCAAATGAAAATTTGTTAATTAAATTGTCTGTGATATAAACGTCATGCACATCTGTTCCGGTGGCTTGCTTTATCCCTATAGCTCTCCCATGTACCGCATTATCTGTACCGGAAAATCCATACCCAGAATCCGTAATAGTATTTTTGGTGATATAAGGTGTGTCGATTTCATCAGCCCCAACTGAAGTATGAATAGCTACCTGAAGACCACCGCCACACTTGTCTACTGTATTGCTATCAAACAAAACACTGTTAAAAATACCTCCGGCGCCCGTTAATTGTGCAGATATAGCCCAATCCTGAACTTGGGAAACAGTGCAGTTTTGAACCGTTAGATTAGCTTCTGTACCTCCGGCTAAATTTTTAAAAGTTATACCATCTCCATCATAAGTGTCGCTTCCACAATACTGGATTGTCAATCCATCAGCTATAACATGACTTGAGTCTGTTACCGTAATTCCGTTTGACCCTGCATACGCCACAGTAAAATCTTTCAGCGTGATATAATCTTTAGCATTAACATAAAGCGGTTCACCACCACCAGATAGAGATGTTTGTATTTCCAACCCTGCCGTTTGATCTTCAGGTGTGCCGGTTCCATGATACATATAAACACAATCAACCAAAGAGTTGTACCAATACTCCCAATTAGCACTAAGTCCAGCCTCGGTTGCTTCTCTGGCGTTTAATACAGGAGTGCTTTCTGTGTCATGGAATATTTCACCAACATCTACCGTAAATGACCCTGCGTCTGTTCGGAAAATGGTCGTACTTACGATTTGGGTAGATGCGTCATCCAAATAAAACTCAGCAGCACCGCTAACAGCCCTTGCAACTATTCTTTCCCCGCCTGTAGTTCCAGCAGTAACTCGAACTGTGTAATTCTGCCAGCTTCCGGTTGTAGATAAAGTCCCACTTTCGTAATTTATTCTGCCATTTGAATCTGTGAAATGTATAGCGCCGCTTACAATATAATACCAGATAGATAGGATATAATCTTCGCCACTTGTATGGTCTTCATTTGCTGATTTCGCACCATCTCCATCCTCATCTACTGACAAATGAAGCGACCATGATCCGTTGTGTTTTTGTGTAGAACTTCGTTCGAAAGTTTCACCGCCTTCAAATGAGTTGGACTCCCAATTTGCTGTATCTACCTCGATATCGATATTGCTTATAACCTCTGTGCCACCACCGGCAGTTCCCCAAGTCTGCGTTTCTCCATCCGAACTTCCATATATTTTAGGGCTATCACCGCTTGCAGCTTCGTAGGTAATGACATTTCCAGACGTACCGCTTGTCGGTGGAAGGATTTGATCTCTATATACCCCACCATCGTCACACAACTTTATAGTATCAAGTGGGCTAAAGGTGGAGGCATTATGTTGAGTAACATTAAGGGCTGTACCAACAGCACCACAAGCAGTTGCATTGGCTTTGTCGGCAGCAAGTACCGTCCCATCGGCTCTCATATAATAAGTTGTAGCTTGCACCCCCACCGGCATCAGCAACACAAAAGCAAGGATTAATATTAGTCTTTTCATTAGTCAGCCGCTCCATCATCTGTGTTAACACCTTGAATTGTATATGTATGATATATCCAACTTGCATCAGCAATTTGTCTACGCTTAACCATGAAAGAAGCCCCTACGGTTGCAGAAGATAGTATACAGTCATTGGCATGCAAGTCTGTCCCATCATGGTGAAAGAGTTCACCCGCCGGAGGGCAAAGTTCGATTGAAAAGGCTTCCGATGTTTCAACTGCAAACTTAATTGGATAACTAACCGCAACCAAGATAACATCTGTTTCCTCGCCAGCCCCTTGATTGTCTATCGCTGAGTAGGCAAGCATGTTGGCTTCTGAAAATGCGGTTTGTTCGGCGGCATTGTCGAATGGAAGGGTTCGGAAATCCCTGTCAGCTTTCAGAACAGTTCCATCAAGACGCAAGCCATTCCCAATAGATGTACCAACCACACTTTCAAGAGCAAGTGTCTCGATCTTGTCTCTAATAGCGTTCTTGGTGGCTGCGTCTGAATTTGCATCCCATGTGCCAGCATCGTAGGCTGTATCATCAGCAGCACCACTACCGACCAACGCTGTTCCATCGGCCCTCAAATAATTCATGCACCGCCAATCAGCCGCAGCGTATTCGTAGAATGTGGCAATGTCTCCGGCAGCGGTTGTAATGTTGGCGGCGGTCGGAAGGAATAAATCATTTGAATGTGTGAGCTGAAGTATGCCGTCAAACTCAAGAACCACAATCGTTCCAATACCCTTTGTCGCAATCGTGTTTATGGTCGTAGTTCCGGTTATATCGAACAGGTTTCCGTTGCCCAAAGTTACACCATTCGCACTGGCAACGTCAGATCCCTTTGTCGGCTGAAAATTCTGGCTTACGGATAAGGTCGTGAAAACCCCGGTTGAAGGCGTGGTCGCACCGATTGTGGTTCCGTCTATCGTGCCGCCTGTGATGATGGCTGATCCGGTAACAATCGCGCCGACAGTATCAACACCGTCTATATATTCCTCATCGCACAAGGCCATGGATGGAATAAACGCAAATAAAAATATCAGTAAAATTATAAATAGTTTTTTCATAGCTAATCCTCAAGAGGACGAAATTTGATTGTCAGCCCATACGTTGCGCCGCTTCCATTGGCATAAGCGATATCAACTTCATCGGTGGACTTGAATTTGAGCGCCGGGTCCCAAGTTTTTACCAAGCTGATAACACCTGACATGGCTACGGTATATAAAAGCGCGTCATATGCTGCGCCAGTCCCGGCATCGGTAGTGGCTGTCAAGCTCGTTGCCCCACCATCTTTGCTGTTATGAACCGTGATGCTTTCAAGTTCCCAAGCAAAACCGGGGGCAACTGTGGTGGCAATGGCTGAAGATCCCGTAGCTACCTGGGTCATCGTGCCAGCGTAAGACACCGTTAAAGAAAACAATACAATTAAAACCGTTATAAACAATCGTTTAAACATAACCTTCTCCTTATATTCCAGAACTAATAAACAGGGTTGCGGTTCCTATCTTGGCATCCCCGGCATTGGCAATCGTGAATGTTATCTCGCTGTCAATCGGGATCGGCGTAGACGGCACCCAATCCTCGCTTAGAGTAGAACTCCGATTGCTCAGATTACCGCCTGCAATGTCAATGCTGTCTGAATCAAGCAGGGTGATATCATATTGATCTGTCGGAGCAGTTGCACTCGGATTGGTGGACACCTTTACCAAATAACCATTGATCTTGCTCGGCTTCGGGCCGAAATCGTACTGATCCGCAGCAAATAACGCCGCAAGCGCGGCAGACACTACGCCCAAATCAGTGCATGTCCATGTTATTTCTATCTTGTTGTCCTGATCCCCGTCAGCAAACGGTGCTGACATCGTGATTGTTACACTCTGATCTGTTGCCATGTCATTCTCCTAATTAAGTATTTGTAAGCCCGGCCTCGGTTTGATTATCCTGCTTTGCTGGTTCTCTGCTATTCTTTGAATCGCTGCCATCTCTGCCCGGTTCATGATCTGTCGATACATTATGAAGTCCTGAAAGGGTCCGACTATCTGAACGCTGTTATCACTGTAAGCCGTTATCGTGAACTCGGCGACTACTTGCCTTGCCTGTTTCCGTTCCTGCTTGACTTTTTTCTCTGACATTTCTTCCCCTTCCATGTCATGTTGTCGTAATTCTCCCTAAACTCAGGGGTGTTTGATCTGTCTTTGCGCTTACGCATGGTACTCCTTTTGGATCATTGGGGTATTCATCATTATATGCTTTCAACTGTCTTTGATAATGAGCTTGGCATTTTTCACAGTAACACTCATAATGAAGATCATCTGGATGTATTGGTTTGTCCTCACCCCTAATATACATCAACCCGAAACCCGATTCCTTATTATTAGGCATAGTATTCTTGATATCCCACTTCTGGTTTGTCCTTGATGCGCCTCTGCCAGTTCTTGAAGCCCGTAAACGGTGGCTTCTCGCCACGCTTAACCTGAAAAGTCTTTGGTAGCATCGTCATCATCATTGTTGCCATTGCCGCGCTCATTACCCTGTCATCCTTACAGCCTGTAGCAGCTTCCAGGTGGCCGTTATCTTCCTCGAATGTTCTCATCTCTGATACTGTTTCCTTGCATCTGATCTGTAATATACCGTCCCTGGACTGTTGATACAGCGTGTCAATCATAACCTCTTTTCTTAATGCCCCGCTTCCAGTGGTAGGCCATCCGTATTCACCGGGTCTATGCTCGTATTGAGGATAATCCGCACGTTTAAGATCAGCCACAACCGTGTAGCCGTGATTCATCAGCTCGATACATGCCCTTGCATTGAAGAACATTCGACCTATCAGCATGGCCAGGTCGCCTATCAAATCATACTCGATATGTCCCTGCCATTGGGCTGCCTGTACTCCGGTTCGATGATTCCATACATCAACCACAGTGAAATCAGGCTTTCGAGCCTTCGCGTCCCTCTCCACGTTCCTGCGCTTCCCCCCGGCTGAATCCACGGTTAGGAAATAAACTTCGCGTTTATCAGGCGTCTCCCATAGTTTGAATTTGCCGTACTTGTTCGCCCTGATCCTGCTCTTGCCCACTCGCTCAACAACGTCACCGACAATGATCGGATCTTCACAGTTTTCCTCTACATGATCGCATAACTCCTTGCCGAATATGTTAGAACCAGCACTTAAAAACGCTTCCTCAACATTTGACGGGTATTCCTGGCAGAATATATCATCTGAACCCCGACATTTGTTCCTGATTGCCCACCGTCTCCAATGTAATTGCTCCAAGGTGAGGGTGTATTTCTCTTTCAGCTTCAATGCGACAGACTTTTCCCATTGCATATCAGCCTCATTAAAGACCTTTTTGTTGATCTCGGCCTGAAATTCCTGCTTCTTGGCCGAAGAATCGAAGGGCTTGGTATACCTTTCATGCACAAACCAGGGCACAAATACCAATATCCAATCGGTTTCCGGGTTGATCCATGCGAATGTAATGCCTTCCTCAATGTGATATGGGTACTTTCCTTCACAGTAAGACTCGCTGACGTCCTCCTGGAAGCTGTTGCCGTATCCATTGGCCGTTGATTCTCTTAATATCTCTGACTCTGCAGGTGGATCCGGCACACATTGAACCAGGCCAGTTAGCAATGTCCGACCATCACGCCAGAATGCTTCCTCTGATCCATGAAGATAATGAACACCCTGGGACCGGCCAGCGTCCACGTTCTCAGCAGTAGCTAATCGATATTCAGATTTAAGACCCTTGCCGTCCTTGGTGTCGAATTTAAGTGATTTCTCGTTGTTCTTGAGTTCAGCCGGCGGGATCGGGTTTTGTTCCTGCATGAGCTTGGCCATCTCAAACAATGTATTTGTGGATTCTTTCTCATGCCCGACAATAAAAGCGTTTCGATTGTGGTTTAATGACGATAACCAGTAAAATCTACCCTCAACGTATGTGGAGCCGCCAAACCGTCTTGATTTAAGAAATAGAATGCGGACAAAACCTTTCTCTGACTTCTGGCGCTCTGTTACCTTGTGAAGTATCTCCTGGCCTCGATTAAACACCAATGGCACAACCTTGGCCGTGTGGTGATCACGGATCTTGATGCAATCGCGGGCAAACAGTTCGTAACTGTCTACATATTGCTCAATCTGATCTTTTACGTTTATCGCCGGTTCAGCCATTTATCGCCTATTGTTGTTGAGAATGGTCACAACCCCTTGATTGTCTTTCGCGTATTCAACTGGATTGATGCCATATTCCTTTTGTGTTGCAATATATCTCTTGATCTCCCTGGACAGCCAATACCACTCACCACGCGCCAGATACAGCCCAAACCTTGTGTGCAGCGCTGATTCCTTCGCCTTCCCTCCATGGATAACCTTGGATATTACCAACGACCTTGGATTGCCTATTTGTAGCTGCATAAGGCGGTCTCCAGGGTCTTTGTTTGTATATCCAATCTTAACGTATTGGTTGTCTTGTGTAATAAAATAGATCATTTAAGCAACGTCTGATAACGATTAATCTGTCAACTATCGAGCTATCCATAGATAGTGGCAGGTAATGGTAGATCGTGCCGTATTTGGCTCATGTAATTTCAATGACTTACGGTGTCTCATAACTTTAAAATTCAATTCCCGTGTAATCACCAATAATCACCGATACGCAATAAAAAAGAGGCTTGGTTAGGAGGTGGCCACCAAGCCCCTTGAATATTGCTGTTGTTCGGCCCCGTCGAGCCGGGTAAACTAAATTTTAGTTACTTATTTAAAATCACTACTCATCAAGTAATTTCTCAACAATCATATCTATAATTAACCTTGAGGATTTCAATCTATCCATAGCCGTTACAAGTTCTGGATATTCTTTTTCAAATAGTGGCTTCTTCTCAGCCCACCCAGTCCATCTCGTTATGTCGCCGCGTTCCTGCCAAAAATATTGAACATTCCTGAGATCACCTTCAGATAACTTCATTTCTTTCCCTTCTTCTTTCTGCCGGTCTGTCGCTCCTTGGTATATGGTGAAATAGAAACCCCAGGCCAATCATTCGGAACATCCTCCACCGTCTTAATGACCTTCTTGATGGAATTAATATTTACCGCCACGCTTGCACCCTTGGCTTCAATTTGACGACTCACAACCTCCGTGGCGTTTATATTAGACCCTCTTTGTGTATGATTAACAGATTCAGGCTCCATCAATATCTTACCCCTAAACATGTATTCATCTAGGGCATCGTTCATTAAAGTCTGGTAGTTCCCATCCAAAGACTTAAACCACTCCACAATGTCCTCATCAATCCGAATCGTGATTCTCTTTTTCATGTATGCACACTATTTTTAATGTATGTACGTTTATGTATGTACATTCTCATATATTCCCCCGGTTCTTGTGGATCTCCTTCACAATGTCCTCCAGGGTTTCATCCTTCTTCAGTATCTTGTCTGTGAAATCAGCCTCGGACCTACCCAATAATTCAGATGATTTAAGTTTATCGCTGTCCTTTTCTGCATCCTCCATCATTTTAGACCAGAACTCTTGCCTTTGCTTGCGTGATTTGATTTTGCTTCCCCGCTTACCATCCTCACGTTTCTTGATTTTCTTCATAATATGGGCATATAACGGTTTTGTATGCAATTCTCTCGCATAAGTATATGATATTCCTGCAAGTTTGGCCGATTGTCTAATTGTCCCTTCAAAACAATCAACATATCGTTGCTGTTTGACTGTAAGTTTCTTCATACCTATTTACCAACATTTCCACCCTTTTTCTTTTCGGGTTTCTTGGCGGCCTTCTCGATGAGTGCTTTTAGTTCAGCACGTTGTGACGTTAATTGGGATGTGAATATTTTGTGTGTGATCTCAAGGTTTTTCATTTGAAGCTCTGTGACTTGGATTTGAAGTTGCTTTTCCTCGATCTCACCGGCATATGATATGCCAAAAAAAAATAAAAAAACAACCGAAATACATATTGCCTTTTTCATTGTATCTCCTTATCCTCGATATAAGTGAAACATGACCGACAATACCATCCGGGCCGGCTGTGATAAAGGTCCTTTAACCTTTTCATAAATCTGCCGCAAACCTTGCAATATTTGTACTCCACTATACCCGCTTTATAAAAACATCTTCCTTGTTAAAATCCGAGATGATTGTCTCTATATGACCATTGGATTTACACTTGCAACTATACGCTATCGACTGAACGACCACCCTTATATCTTCACCAATTGTCAATATAACCTTGCCACAATTTTGGCATATGATTATTTTTCCCTGTGATATTTTATCTTGATGTTCTTTATCCATGCCATGTTGCGTGTTGTTGCGCATTGTGTTGAGTTATTGATAAAGCCCCATATTCAGGCGGTTGCGGATCGACTCTATTATTCAGTTATTTTTTAATCGTCTCTATACTGCCAAACCTATGGGGCAATTTGTGAGTTTTAGCTCTACTGTTTCATTTCTAATACTCCTTTTTTAATATTAATTGCCAGTCACTTATCAATATAATCTATACATAAAGCATTTATCTATTCTATACACTATGCCGTTTGGTATGTCAACACATTTCTACACCGTTAGTATGATTTATCCTACACTATTGATCTATCATTATCCCTTGTGATTACATCCACTTGCACCATATCGTCATTTTATCTCAATTTGTGATGTAGGAAATATCATGCAATTTACTTGTCTTGTGATATTAAACACTTATCTGTTTTGGATGATTTCTACTGTATGTTATATCATACAACTTTGCCCTTGACAAGACCCTGACACAATTATGTATCAAGTAGTTGTTGAAACACCGCATAGTATTGATATTGCTTTGTTTTGTGTGATCTTGCGTGATCATACCGTATCATTTGATACACATTTTGTCTTGATACACATTTTATTGCTGTATTTTTTATGCCTTGACATATCGTATACTTATCGTTTATTTATTATGATTATTATGACTTGGCATGGATAATGCTTTGTTATAGGTCAACTTCAAACAATCAACAAGGAGACACAAAATGACAAAGCATAAAATCAAATTATCAGAAATATCGGATCATTTACTGCCCCTAATTAGAACGAATGAAGATGCTACAGTATGGTATAATGGGCGCTTTGAAGTCCATCAAGTTTATAAAATGAGAGGGCTTTACAGGATTAGTACCAATCAAGGTCAATACCGCAATGAAGATGCAGAGCTTGAAATAACCACTTAGCACCATTTTAAATATTAATATTGCATTAGTTATGATCAAATGAAAACAAACAACCAACATAAAAGATTTCAAATTCAAGAGTATTTATTCGGATGGTATAACCTGCCCGATATGATATTTAATACAATACAGGAGGCTAAGGAGGCCACACAGTCAAGAGAGTCTAAAAGAGATCGATCAAACAAGCGCATAAGAAAGAATGATTTTAATATGAATGGTTGTGGTGTTGAGTCAAATTACCCAACAAGAATCATCAAATCTTATTAGTCGGCACAATGCCGGAAAGGATGTAAACAATGGAAACACCAAGAATTTATGTGGCTTGTCTATCGGCCTACAATTCAGGCAGACTCCACGGCGAATGGATTGATGCTGACCAAGATGCAGATGATATCCAAGAGGCGGTCAATGAGATGCTTAAAAACTCACCTATGCCCGATGCGGAAGAATGGGCTATTCACGATTATGAAATGGGCGGTATGAGAATTGAAGAATATGATTCATTTGAGAAGGTTGCGGAACTTGGTCAATTATTAGCCGAACACGGCGAAACCTTTGCTCTGTTCTCTGAAATTGTTGACGAAGCCGAATTGACAGGGGATCGTTTTCTTGAGGCTTATATGGGCGATATGTCGGCGGAGGATTATACTTATCAATATGCCCAAGATTGCATGAGTATCCCTGAACACCTTGAACGGTATTTTGACTATGATAAACTGGAAGATGAACTGTTCAAGCATGGCGAAATGCACGAAGTGACCGACAATAACTATAATCGCCACTGTTTTGACCTGTCAAGATAACCACCAAACGACCTGGGCACGTCTAAAAACTGCCCGGAAGGGAAACCAATGGATACAGTTGATTTAATAGCAAGCGGTTATGAATGGATATGCCCAGAATGTGACACCTTTAATGTTGAGATAGAGGTGGAGGAAGAGGTCACTTGCATCATTTGTTATACGGTTTTTTTGACAGGCGAAGTGGAACACGCTTTCCACGGATAATATATCAAAGAACTAGGGTGCAAACTAGGGAAAAAACTAGGAGGTAAACCAATGGAATTAAAGAACTGTCCTTGTGGTGGAAAAGTGCGGATGATAAACCCACTTGAAATTGACAACAACAGAGACAGATTCGTTTTTTGCGACACATGTACAGGGGTCTGGTGTCTCGCTGTTAATCTATCTATCCAAGACCTTACGGAAGCCTGGAATGAACACATCAAAGGAGAATAAACCAATGGAACACAAATGCTTGAAATGCGGCCACAAGTGGACGGGCAGGAAACGAAAGCCTGTAAGCTGTCCAAGGTGTAAGCGGTATGATTACGACCAGGAAAAGCTAAAAGAGGGAAGGAGGAGAATATGAAGATAAGATATAGAGACAAAGGACACCCGAACCCACAATGTCGAGAATGGTTCGAATTAGACACGAATGGATGTTCAATGACCGTTGTTGATGCTGAATTAAAAGCATATAAATTAGAAGATGATGGGTGGGAAGTTGAAATCCTTTACCCCGATTAGCCCCAAACCACCCCTGTTCAAGTCCGGCAGGGGCTATCTAATGTTTAGGCCGTGTTCTTCGTCTTGATCGTGTACCAAAACCCCAGGTTCGTGCTGATACGCATTCAGTTTTATGTCTGCCTTGTCGCAGTCCAAACAAACCACCTTGACACTACAGATGCAATCCGTATAGTTGACACAGTTTATAGCAGCGTAAATCCGGGCAGCTTCTCGTTTCTTTCGGAGATCAAGTCGTTCCTGAAATACCTTTTCGTCATGTCGTTCCCACGATGCAGCTTGCCTGTGTTTGTTGCAGCAATACTTTCGGGAATGTCCTGGGTGTATTTCTGTTTCGTCAAACTGCACATCGCATTTATTCCAACCGCATTTTATCATCAGCCCTCCTTGTTCTTATAACAATTTCACCAACATGACCCCAAACTTTAGTAGCGTGGATATCGGAAATGCCTGAATCATCCTGGTAGATCGCATCTCCGAGCGCCTTTAATAGATTATCCAAATCCGGCTTCTGCTCATGTCTCTGTAGATTAAATATCTCTTTCTTTTGCTTTGCCCATGATTTCGGCATGGGGAGCACAAAGATCACTCTCGCCCCGGCCTTGGGTAAGTCAACCTTGTGTAGTTTGCATAAATCCTTAAATGCCCAATATCGCTGTGTGGCCGGGCGCTTTTTCCACTTGTCTGATCGTGTCATTCGCGGCTTTGGAACTGGTGGAATTGGATAATGTTTGTTTTTGTACATCATTCACCATCCTGAACGTCTTTAATGTCGGGCATCCATTCGTCCGGCTCCATGATTCTGACATGTCGCATCAATCCCCACCAAAGAAAACAAAGCACGACAATTACCCCGAACCAAATTAATGTAAATGTTGTAATCCAGTGCATTTCAGCCCCCTTTCTTGAAAATGCGTTTCCACCAAGGCTTTTTCAGGCTATTTGTGTAATCAGCAAACGCCCGCTTGATATCCTTCAGCCGCCCAGGTCTTCGTGGCGTGTCAATCGCCCTTGCCAACTGGTCTAATGCTTGTGATTTCATTATACCCCCTTAATAACTGCCCTTAACTTTGCGATATTCTCAGCAATTTGTTCTGGTGATAAATCAGGAATAGGCTCTGAAAGCATCTTGGTTTCCCTCTGTCTTGCTTCCCACACGTCCTTGCACCGATCTATAATTTCTTTCATTGTCGGATACCACAAAGACCCCTCACGATGTAAACGACAAGCATCAATAAAAACGTCCTCCGATATGTCCTTAAAACTCTCAACCCACATATCGGCCATTATCCTTACCTCATCAGATGAATATTTAGTCGCTGGGTAACACAGGGATAGCTTTGACAACTCCCTCACCGCCATTTTCTTGGTTATCATTTTCCATCTCCTTCAAAAGCCATGCCGCACGTTGCCGGCGCTCTGCATCTTGAGCTTGTGCATAGGTTGTTGGTTTTAATATTCCAGTCTTGCCATTTTGATTAGAATGGTTTTCATTGAGATATCCTTCAAACTTGGTTCCAAATAATGTTTCTGGCCGTAGAAATTTTGCCATGTCGGGATTTCCGATCCAGTCGGAACATTTTTTCTCAATAACAGTTTTAAAATCATCAAGAGAAAAACCTTCATTGTATCGAGCTTTGATTAGGTTGCGGGTTTTATTGGTGGTGGGTTTGAATTTTGTATTTGCCTTTGAATTTAAAAAAAACACTATATCTTTATATTCTTTATTGTCATTCTTTACATTCTTATCATTCTTGTCTGTCCCCCCTTCGTCTCCCCTTGTGTTTTCTCTGTGTTTCACTTCGCCACCACTAACTGTTTCACTTTTATTACTCCTTGGATCATATTGTTTATAATTCAAGATTGTTAGCCGTGTCGTAACTGTTTCATTAACTGTTTCAATTTGACACTCATTTTTTAATAAAATAAAAAACCTATAAACCTTGGTTTCTCCCCACCCCCACCTTTTAGCCCAAGTTCTTACAGATTTTAATGATTCTCCATAGTTACAAATAAAGATTTTCATACCAATGGCGACCCTTTGAGGCTCTTTTTTGTGTTGGGTTTCCCACAACAAATCAATCCATGCCTCGGCCTTTGAGAAAACTCTTTTTTCCTTCCAGAATGGATGATCTTGAAATTTTCGATAAAGAGGAAAATAACCTCGATCCATTATTTTCGCCCTGCTTTTCGTGATAAAAAAATAAAGTAATCATCTATTAATTTTTTTTGAACATCCCTATCGTGCATTACCCAATCTAAAACACTAATAACAACTTCTTCACCATGACAAAATTTAGGATTATCAAACATTTGCGCCAACGATGTTATCCCGGCAATCAAAAAATGTTTCTTTAGGTTTTTTAAAAGTTTCTTTTCCTCTTTTTTCCGTCCGACAGTTTCATCTTGGTGGCACTCATCGCAAAGGGTAATGAGCAGAGACTCATCATATTCCCAAGGATCTTTTTTCCATAAATATATTTTATGGTGAACGTGAAGTGTTGCTTCATCATTAAAGCATGATTGGCAACACCATTCATCACGTTTTAAAATCTCTAATCGTTTCTTTTGCCATCGCGGATCTTTAAACTTTTCGGCATATTCCATTTTATATCTCCATATTAATACTCCATTATCTTTTTACACCCAGGACACCTATGGCCAATAAAATCGCTCTCGCCGGCTAGCTCCTCGGCCCCAAACATACAATCGCTGTCTATCCAACAGCCACACTCTGAGCAAGAATCAAACGCTTCGGATTCGCAATTCTGGCAATATTTCCTATCTTCACCTTCAAACTTTCGCCACTCAAAAAAACCGACACCAGCTCCGCCGCAACTCCAAAAAGTTGAAATTGTATTAACATCGTCTAATGATCCGCACTCGTCACATTTCATTATATTCCCTCATTATTCTGCTATAATCACATTCAAGTTTGAACCCAGGCATACACACCTTACATATCGCAGGATCAGTTCCGGCGTGTATGTAGCCACCACAGAGCCAGCACTTTGTCGCTATACCGTCGTCAATGGTGTCGTCTACGAATGGTAGTCTGCTCATCTCTCATCCCTTTTGGTCGGCAGAGTGAAGTTCACAAATGGCACGATATAGATGCCACCCAGGAATACGACCCTTTTCAAGGTAGCTAATATATCGTTTTGAAATTCTCAACTCATTAGCAAGGCTGTCACGCCCACCGTATTCCTTAACCAATTGAATTATTTTTGTTTTTACTGTTCTTGGTTTCATGGCTCATATTATAGGCAGAATTTAATTCGTTTGTCAAGCAAAAAATAAATGAATTTAGTTCTTGACATTTGGTTTGTCATGGTTTAGTATGTATTTAACATCAAAACAAAGGAGAAATCATGGACAAAGCCACATACGTTAAAAGACTCAAGAAGATGCTGACGAATAA